CTGGCTGGCACCACTGCCCCTCGGGCCACAAAATCTGCGTGTCGCGGTTTTTGTAGGCTAGAGGCCCAAGGCTGACAACCTTAGCTACTTGGGTGTTCCACTTTTCAGTGTCTTTAGTGTCGGTTGACAGGATAATACCGCCGCGAGTAACCCGGCGCGGTGTGCGAATTTGAACCAGAACGCGGCTTCCAAAAGGCTGAACTCCGGCATCTACTGCCGGAAAAGCCTCTGCCATCGCGTCCTCACAACTCATTACCACCAGTTTTCTCCTCTTCTAAAAGTTTCAACAATATGTTGATCGCAGCTTCATAGCCTGCGACAACGCCCACGCGATACCCGTATTCAAAAGCATCGCGCTCCTGTGGACGTTTCAAAGCGTCCACAGAAAACTGTTGCTGTTCTGTTTTTAGGCGATTAAGAAGTTTGGCCTCGTTCACGCCTGATTCTTCTCAGCCTTTGGCTCAGGGGGTAGAGACTGACCATCAAGCTTTTCACCTGCCGCCAAGCGGTGCTTCTGCTTCACGTATGGGCCGGACATAGGAACCGTACCGGTCGTAGGTTTGTCTTCCATAGATTATCTCCTCAAGGATTTGGATTGATACCAGTGCCGGTGCTCACCGCCACTTTCTCTCCAGTTGCCAATTCGGCAGCGGCGAGTAGCATGGCGGTTTCATTATCCGCCGTATTCATACGCTCCCTAGAAGAATTCTCAGCGGCAGCGCGCTCATTTTCAGCAGCTTCTCTCATCTGTTGAGCTTGAAGCTTTTCTCGGTTTTCATTTTCTTTGCTAGCGAGTTTAGCCTGCTCAATTTGAGAATCTTGCTGCAGCTTAGCTTGCTCAAGAGCCGCCCGCTGTTGAGCGATTTGCGTTTGAACCTGAGCACCCAGCTGAGCAATCTGCATGCCGTTGTCTGGTGGCATAGGTGGTTGCGGAGCAAATTGCTGCGCGGCCTGGTCAATCGCCGCCAGCTCCTGGCCAAACCCGCCAAGCTGCTGCTCAATAAATTGCTGCACTTGCACAATCACATTCACTTCTTCCGAAGCATCAGCCGTGATCAAATCAGACCGCTGCGCTTTGTCGACTGCAGTATGCGCCTCCACCAAATAGTAATTCAACAGATGATCACGCAAGTGCATGGCGATTGGATACATGAACGTCTTCACGATTGCCGGATTGCTGCCAAACAGCGGTGATTTCAAAAAAGTCATGTGCGTGATGATGTGCGCTATATGATCCTGCTGGGGCATCACATAAATCGGACGCCCCATGGCCGCAGCAACATTCTCACTGACCGGGTCCATGTTATCTGTGCCCGGCATAGGCTGGAGAACCATGTCATCAGAGACCTTCAGCGTCCGCAAGAAAAGCTCTTCAACCTTCCTGGCGTCATACATCTGCGGCATAGCACCCGCGCGCTGCATGATTGCCTGAACCTGAGCAAAGCGCTGCGTCTCAGAAAAGATTGCCGGATCACTGACCGGCACAATATCAACTGGCCCATCAAAATCAGCCGGGCTAATTTCAATGCCAGCTTCGTTGGCTTCAATATCCTCATCGGTCAGGTAAGCGCTATTGATCCGGTGCAGGATCTTGAAGCACCGAGCCATAGAATTATGCAGCCGCGAGTGAATGCTGCTGAATACCACCATGCCCTGCTCGATGAGCGCCATGGTCGTGCCAACCGGCTGGTTGGGGTTCTGATCAGACAGCTTCTCAAACGACGTCTGAACAACCCCCTTGCCCGCATCCACCAAGAAACCCAACAACTGAAACAGCGTTGGGCTGGGCGGATTAAACGGCATCGGCATGGCAAGCTTACGCACGTCATCAATCAGCGCGCCGCCTTCCATCTCAACAACTTCGGTCGGCTGCAAGTTGATTGTTTGACCGTTGGGGCCGCCCTTAAGCTTCAGCAGCGTCGGCATGTTCTGAATGTGCGCGCTGTCCAGCAACGCACGCAACGCCCCTGTAGCAGCCCCAGAAAGGCCACCAATCATGTGCGTCAGGCCAATCGGATAAGCACCACGCCACGGCACAAACGGGAACTCAACAATCCAGTCCAGCTCCTTGCGCCTGTCATCGTCTGGCTCCCAGTTGCGATACAGCGACAAAGCCTTGCCGGTGGATTTGTCGATACTGATAATGTAAGGGCTGACCCCCTCGTCAAACTCCAAGTAGGTGTAGATTTCAAAGATGGTCCGCAGGCCGTCTTCATTGTAGCTGGTAGACTTGCGGCCTTCGATCTTGTCATTGGCAATCGAAGCCTTGCTGAACTCAGGATCATTTGGATACCCAAGATCCACGTCGATATACATGCCAGCGCGCATGCGCCGCTCATATTCCATCTTGGTGATGTATTGAACGTGCGTCTTCCGCTCGGCCGTGTAGAAGTTAGTCGCAGCAAAAGGCAAATAGACATCGTCGATCGGCACAAACTCTGCCTGCGGTCGGCGGTGCTGCTGGTTCCACATGAACTTCAGATACTGGCCGCCACCAAGCGGCAGCTGAGTGCTCAGCTGCTCCAGCTCGCTGCGGAACTCCGGCATTTGCTCAGTCGTCTGCCAGTTTATGAACGTGGCCTTGCGATCAGCCTTGTCCAGCTTTTCCTTGTTAGCCTCGCCGTAAATTTTGCTCTTGACCGGCCCCTTCGGCGGGAAGATTTCTTTCATAAAGCGCGCGCTAAAATCAACGCAGGCTTCCACCAGCATTGGATGCACAACCTTGTTGGCGCCCGTAAATTGCGCGCCGCCAGGGGCGTCATCGCCTAAGCCAGTGCGACGCAAGCCCTCTTCATAAAGCTTGTCGCGCTTTTCGCGGGCTTCCTTGTCGCGCTCTATCTTTTCAAGAAGATCATTTACGGCTTCCTTGAGAAGTGCTGGGTCAACTTCTTCAACGAGGTTTTCAAAGTGCTCCAGATTGCGACGATTTTGCTCTTCATTTTCAAAACGAATGATCGCACCGCCATCTTCGGTATCCTCCACGTCATTGTTTTCGGGCATAAACTCAACGATTTCACCGCGCTCGGCGTCATTATTTTCAGTCATTTGATCAGACATGATTTAGAAAGCCCTCCGATAGCCGAGCAAAAGTTCTCTCTGGCGCAAAGATGGGTCTACTGAAACGTCTAGACCAAGCCTGCCGCCAAGAAATGGACGCTCTAGACTACCCGTAATCTGAGTGCCAGCGCTACCCATTCCCATCTGACCACGTCGCCCGGCCATGATATTCGCCCCAATGTTGGTCGCAGTGCCTTCCTCGTCCAGCGGTATCCTCAGATTGCCGCCGTACATGTAAGACCCTTGCGACTTGGCACCAGGGAAATTTGGCGTGATTGACTGATAGCCGCCATAGACGCTGGCCGGGCCATAACTGGCAGAGGCCTGCGGCCCGTAGCCAGTAAAGCCACGCTCACCAGGACGCTCTAAAGCCAAAAGCCCTAATCCAACGCCAGCATTTCTCTCAGCATCAAGCATTGCGTTTATGCCAGTGTTCAGCATGCGCTGAGTCACGCCGTAACGATCATCTTCGAGCGGCAGCTCCATGAGATTAGTTGAAGCGCTTATCACATCGTTTCCGCCACCCATGCCAACGCGCCTTGGCATTCCAACATTCTGTCCACGCATTAGCAATCGAGCGCGCGTGATCAAATCAGTCGGGCTTTCAACTTCATCATAGGTGGTGCGCGGCATGTCATCTTCAGGGAAGCGCAGATGAATTTGCCGTACAATACGATCAATTTCTTCCGGGTCATATTCCGCAATTTGACCGGCAGGAGCGCGCACATCGCCTCCTTCAGCATAACGGCGATGCAACTCTTTCAGTGACTCGCCTTTAGTGACCGCGCCGCCTTCCTTCATGACACGCGGCGCATTGGCTGAAAGATTGCCAAGATTGCGCGCTACATAAGCGTCAAGCGTCATGTTGTTAGCCGCTGCGTCGCGCTGTATCTGAGCCCAGTCCCAGGCTTTATACGCCGGGGCGAGCTGCTCTGAATATGATTGGTTCAGGCCTGCAAGGGCAGCTGGTAATGTTGAAGTTCCAACTGCGGGTTGAATAATAGGCACAACAGACGGATCGCCGCTTGTGTCGGGTGGAGCATCAGGAGGCCCATATTGTTGATTCAAAGACGACATCGGCGATTCCGCGTAAGACGGGAACCCCATAGATTGCGCGAATTGATCTTGCGCGCTTCTGCCAAGAGCCCCGAACGACAAGCTGCTTGCTACTGCAAGGTCACGGTTGATATTTCCAGGGAGACCTATAGATTCAAGCTGTTTATTCAAACCTTTAACATCAAACTCTGTTCCAATCGCTCTGCCAACGATACCAAGACCGGGAACCCCGAAGCCAAGGCCCGCCAATGTACCGATAATACCCATCCCGAGCGCTGAAGGCGCCTGCCCAAAGCCCTGGGTGCCGAAGGGCGCTGGAGCGGCAAAAGGGCTCAATGCAGGCGTCACAGCCTGCAAGTTTTGAAAATCCAAGGCTGCATGAAACGTGTGATCAAAGGGATTTACGGTCACAGTCGGCGCGGTCTGAGCGGCGGGCGCAGTTGGAGCCACCGCTTGAGGATTGAAAGACACAGGTGTAGCGTCAAGATCCTGATTAACAGCTGTAACATCAGGGCCAGGGCCGAAAGCTGCTGGACCATAGCCTGGGGATTCAGGGCCAAACCCTATACCTATAGCTTCGCTTATACCCGAGGTGTCTGGTCCCGTGGCGCCCACACCTGGACCGCCCATACCGTCGGCGTCATTACTGCCG